CTAACTTAAATTCTTATGATATTATTGTTTACATTGTTTACCATAGGGTATATATACTGATTATCAATAAGTTACGCGTAAACAATACATTGTTTACCATTGTTTACATTGTTTACGCCCATATGCTTGAAAATCAACTATTTAGCACGTAAACAATAAACGCGTCAAAAACTTTCACGATATGCACAGGTTTGCAACACGTAAAAACCGCTATAAGTATCCCCATCTTTTTGACTTGGTTTTTTCAGGATTTTGGAAAAATTTTCCAAAGCCGTTTTTAACCATTTTTGGAAAATTTTTCCAAAAAAAACCCCCTAAAAGGAGGCTTTACAGTTCTATGATTTTTGCGATCTCGCCTTTTCGGTCGTGTACCGACCAGCCGAACGGCTCCGGAAATAATATTTTAGCCCGAGGTAGTATGAAAAGTAAATCAGTTGTTAAAGCCCCTTCTATCACAATTAAAGACTTTTTCGGTAGTATGTATGGGTAGGTCAAAGGGTATGAAATCCACGCGAACTCATCAGGGCTGCTGAGTGCTAAAGATTTTGCGACGTGTAAATTTTTAGAATAAGCCCGTAATAATATTATCTGCATACTATCTGATAAATCTTACGAGTTAACTCCACATCGTACCCGGCCTCATGCAATCTCGATTTATCTACCTGTACGCCTAACGTTTTCGCAACCCTGTGCAATTTAAACGAAGGCATAAAAGGGCGTTTGTCGGCTAAATAATGCGAGGCGAATACCGCTACATCGAAAGAGCCGAACCAAAAGTACGCCGGGAACGCCTCGCTTCCGTTCTGCCTAAACCACGCCCGTAAGAACTCATCGTCAAAAGAGGCATTATTAAATCCGACCAAATAAGCACGGGTTTGCTTATCTGACGGGTCTATGTAAAAGCTAAGTATCTGCATGAGATTTTTAAAGGCCTCCGCCATGGGTTGATAGGCTCGTACCTGTTCTAAAGTAACCCCGGCGATACGTAGAGCCTTTTCATCTATTTGCGCCTTCGGGTGCGGCCGGGTCTTAATATTGAATTTTTGATACACGACCCCGCCTATCTCGATAATACCCACTATTTGGTGGATACTGTGTTTGTACGGATTAGTACCCGTAGTTTCCAGATCATAGAAAATTTTTATTATTTCCATATCTCTATCAGGATGAATACCACTATACCTGCTATGATACCTAACAAGGCCACTATAATTCTGATAAGGTTAGGCATTTTTTACAGTGGTTTTCGAACCATCGGGTAACGTCCCGGCCGTTGTATTCTACTTTATTTATAATTATTTCATCCGGCCAACCCTCCTGCCATAAGTCCCTTATCTCTGACTGCCCGGGTCGTACCTCGAAATAACAACCAAGGTATCGGCCATAGCTGAACTCTATTTCTTCATAACTCATAACTAAGACGCGATATAGGGCATAATATAAGCCTCGACCCCTTCCACTTTTCCGTCGATGCTGAATACATCCACGCCGACGATAGTTTTTTCGCTTGTAAAAGTCAATTTTAAAAAATGACTTCTATTTATAGTGCAAGCCTTTTTTAAGTCTACTAACTGCTCAGGACTTAAGCCTATAGCCTCAACAGCGTTGAAATTCGAAGGGATAACACTCTCGTATTTTGGGTAAACGAATTCTGATATAGGCTTTATAGCTACCATTTGTTTCATTCCTTTTTTATCGGTTACTATAATACCTATCTCTTTTTTATATTCAGCCTCTGTGAACTCTTTTGTAAAAGGCACCCATTGACCCCTCTCTATATAGAACTCTTCCGGCAGTTCGTCAGGAACCGCATAGATAAAATCCAACAAGTTACGATCATGTATGACCATAAAATGATTATTCGTGGCGACTACGTGTTTTTGATTCACAAAAATGTGATTGTTCCTTGGATTTATAGCGTTTTTGGAGAGCGCGAGATGCAATTCTGGTAATCTCATAGTATTTTTTTATAAAGGTTTACGTACAAAGGTAACAAAAGGTTACAAAAGATTACACTTCCGCGAAATTAAATTGCGGATAATCCTCTGTTTTCTTTTTCCTGAATAGTTTAACAGCACTATCCGGGTTGCCTTTTACAAGGTGAATAACCTCTTTTAATGTCAGCCCTAAGAATTTGGCGGTATCCCTGAAACTGTTCGTACCCAGCCAAACATCTGTAGCCGCCCGGCTTAATTTTTCGATCTGTTTATTAGTCATTTTGATATTTATTTATTCGTGCTTTTATCGCTTCCATAAGGCCGCTTTGTCCGGCTTCCTTCCTTTTCAGGGCCTTCATAACATCTTCATCTATAGTTTTACTACCGATAAGATGGTGTACTATTACGGGCTTTGTCTGCCCTTGCCTATGGAGCCTTTTATTTAATTGTTGGTACAGTTCAAGGCTCCATGTCTGGCCGAACCATACAACAGTATTACCCCCGTGCTGTAGGTTCAGGCCATGCCCCCCGCTTGCCGGGTGCATGGTGAGTACCTGTATTTTCCCGGAGTTCCAATCCTTTATATCTTTATCAGTTTTCAATTCTCGGGGTTTATAACTTTTTAATTTTCGGAGTATCCTATCCCGGTCGTGCCGATACGTCCAAGCAATCAAAACGGGCTGGCCGTTGGCCTCTTCGATTAAATCTTCTAAAGCGTCTAGTTTCAGGCTATGTACTTCGTGATAATATTTATTCTCATCGTATACGGCACCGTTAGCAAACTGTAGCAACTTATTGGAGAGGGCAGCGGCATTTATCGCCGATACCTCGTTATCTTCGAATAATTGTAGGACTTTTTCGCGTTCGAAGTCGTCGTACAGGCTCTGTACCTCATCAGGGAATTTTACTTTAATAAAGTTATCTATCCTCTCCGGCAGTTCTAAATAGTCTTCTGTTTTCATGCTCATACATATATCGCCTATCTTTTCATGTATGGCTTTTTCCCCGCCTTTTTGAAGCTTGTAATTGTATACGATATGGCCGTTCGACTGCCCCGGCGTGAAAAAGTCTTTGCGATATTGTGTTATAAATCGCCCGAGGCGTTCGCCCCGGTCAAGTAGGTATATCTGGCTCCACAGATCGATAAGGCTATTCGGGGCGGGGGTACCTGTAAGAAGTATAACCCGGTCGAAAGAAGGGGATACCGCTTTGAGGGCTTTAAATCGGAGGGATTTCGGGTTTTTAAAACTGCTGCTTTCATCAATAACCAGCATATCGAAAGGGAGTGTGGAGCCTCCGTATTGCCCGCAGAGCCAAGCCACGTTATCACGGCTTATCAGGTAGATATGCCCTTTTTCTTTTAAAGCGGCTTTTCGTTGCATCTCAGTACCCGTTATTTTTACCGCCCTGAGGCCTTTAAGGTGCGGCCAGTTTTCTATCTCGGCACCCCATACACTCTCAGCAACCCTCTTGGGGGCAATAACCAGCACCCGGGATATTTCTATTTCTTCGAATATAAGCTTTCGAACAGCTGTAAGAGTGGATACCGTTTTACCAAGACCCATATCGAGAAAAAGACCGCATTTAGGGTTATTCAGGATATGGTCGATAGCTGTAAGCTGATAGTGGTGGAGGGTTTTTAACATAGGATCACCAATATTAGAAGTATTACGAATAAGAGAATAAATAGATTCCGGCAGCCTTTAGGGTTAAAATCTTCGTTCATGGGTTTAAAATTTTAGGGATGAATTTAATGCCGCCTAATACGGCGACCTCAATTTTTGCATTCTCAGGATCAGATACCATATTGTAAACAGTCCGCTCGGATAAATTGCTCTGTTTGGCAAACTCACGTACCGTTAACATTTGCAATTTTTTGTAAATAAGTTCAGCGGTACGCATCGCTTCGTATGGGTTATCCTTACAATATTTTGCAATTCTGCTTTCTAAGTCTCTGGCTTGCATGATGTTGTGATTTTTATTTATGGGGGTGTATATATAAGTAGTTAGCTTGCATTAAAACGACAAGCTAACACGTAATATAGCAAATGCCTTAGTGTGTAGCTTCGTATTGTCGTTTCTGCAAGTTTGACCATAATTAAATATTTTTTTGCCCGCCCGCTTTGGTTTTTTCAAAACCATTAAGGTTTATACTGCAGTCAACTTCATTGCCCCATACATCCCAACCTTCTCTTTTATTTCTTGCGAATAACTCAATCTTGTTGCCGTCAGAAACTTTTTCTATAAGTTCATAAAAGAAGTCTGGCTTTTTAGAATGGCAAGGGTATCCGTTTACATATTGCCTTTTCTGCTCAAACCAAGTTCCGTTTACCTTCTCTTTGGTAATAGCTCCAACTTTCCCTTTAGTGGCAAATATCAAAAATTCAGTTGATACTTTAAATGTGCCACCCATTCCACTCCCAATAGGTTTTTTTGCCCAAACTAAAGTAGTTGAGTATTTAAAGCCCCAAGCACTTATAACTTGTTCCACTTTCATTAAATACTTGTTAGTTACCCATAAGTATAAATGGCAATTATCTGCAGCTAAATCATTTACAGGTAATTTAAGTATATCTTCATATTTCATCGTATTGTACGGTAAATCAGCAGATTTGTCGCTTTTAGGGTTAAATACCTGCACTCCATTTTCTTTTTTATATCCACCGCTTAGTGGTCTGCCTGCTTTTTGCTCCCACGCTGGGTCTGCATATATTACGTTGTATTTTTCCATCCCTTCAAAAAAAATATTTAATTATTACATTCGCTCTCGCATCATCGGCAGTGCGTTATTTCGGCACTTGCCATATTACTATTCGTTAGTTGCAATACTACTTTCGTTCATTTAATCAAGTGTAGTGCTAACTTGTCAATTTTCAAAAGCCCCACCGCACTTTTGGTTTTTCAAACCAATTGGGGTATTTGCTCCCGTAAGTATTTGTAAATTTTCCAAGTTTGTATTTTCGGTGTACTAATACATGGGTATAAATTTTTCCAATCTGTTTCAGTCATTAACTTAATCACCTCATCCTTGTGTGTTACGTTGTTTACTTTAATGTAATTTTCTTGTGCAAATTGCCCTACATAATCAACCTTCTTACCTACATTCCCCCAAGTACACATACCAAAGTCATAATCTTTTGGTTTAGGGTATGTTCCATTCCTTCGGTACTCCGTCACTGTTACATCTTTTAGCTTATAGTTTATTGGGCTTGTATTTAACCCTCCATTTGGTCTCTTATAAATATTAAATACGCATTGTAGTTTTACGCCACAATACTCAACAATAGGCAAAAGCTCACTATAAACCATATCAAACTCATACAATTGTTGGTTGTTGTTGTATTGGCTTGCAGGTAATATAAAAGCTATATAGTCACCATATTTTAAGCTGTTTTTATAAAACTTTACACTTAATGTATTCCTTGTTCCAAACGGGGGGTTTCCAATCACACACCTACCTTTAAAGTACGGCAAATCTAATTCAAGGTAGTTCTTTTGTTCAATATTTTCCGCTTCTGGTTCAATATCAAATGCAAGGTAGTTATTGTCTAAGTAAGGTAAAAACACACCTGCCCCTGCACTTGGTTCAAGCCATTCTGTAATGTTTTTAGCTCCAATTACTTCTTTTGTTTTCTTTACACAGTATTCTGCTAAATCAGAAGGTGTGTAGTATTTATCTAAACTTATTTTTGCCATCGCTTCGCTTTTAAAAATTTTACATTCGTCTATTTAATCAACTTTGGTACTAATTTGCCCGTACAGCAACTAACACCAAATATATGTAAGCTTCGTACCTCAGCCTCCACATATTCATTACGTTGTAGTGCATTAGCCTACGCACACATTGCCAGTAATTTCATAAGCAAAGCCTGCAAGTTCATCCGAAAGCAAATCGCCGCTACTTTTATTTTGCCCATAGCTATTATCAAGCAACCAAGCCCCCATTTTAGCTTCCCAAAACACTTGCATCTTGCTTTGAACTAAACCTTCATCCGTTTCAGTCCAGTCGCTAAGTATATCACCTTCATATATTTCAATTCCGTGTTTATCGCACAATCCAGTAAACTGCTGTACAATTACATGATCAAGGCTAATAAGTTTGTTTAAGTTTTTAAATCGCTGTATGTCCGCCCACAGCATCATTTTATTGCTTTCTTTATTCCAAGCTCTAAATTTAAGTCTATGATTTGCCATCGCTCAAAACGCACTACAACAATTTATATAAGTAATAGCCGTTGTAGTGCAATTATTAGGGCTTATCACTCTGTTTAACATTTGTAATTATTTCAAAGTTAATGTTTCAAATCGGCTACTACTCATATAAGTAGCCGTTAGCAACAATGCCTTTCAATCTATAAACCTTTGCTATGTTTTGGTTGTGTCGTTCGCTGTCCAAAAATAAGGCACAGTTGCTAACACGTTGTATAAAACATAGCTAGGTTCGTTCATTTAATCAGCATTGGTGTTGTTTGGTCAAAAATTAAAAAGCCCACGCACTTTGGTTTTTACAAAACCATTTGGGTAAAAAGCTTCTCTACTCCAGTCTTACTTCCAGTCTCTTTTGTTAAGCTACTCACTATTTCTTTTTGCCATAAACACTCAAAGTCTTTCGGTGCGTTATACTCACTCACAAACACCTTATGTCCTTCCTTGGCTTTATTTCTACACCATTGCCAAAAAGCTCCGTGACTAAAGTCGTCTTTGTATTTTGTAGTCCCTTCGTATGGTGGGTCGCAATAAATCAAGCTGTTTGGTGGTATTTCTAAATCTTGGTAGTTATCACAAACAAATCTAATGCCTTTTAGTTTAGGGCTTTGGTTTAAGGCATTCCTGTAAGCCTCCTGTACATAGTCACGCTTGCCTTTCCCATCCCTACACCAACCTCCAAGCCATTTTCCACTGTAACTAAATGCAAACCCTGCATAGCCTTTGTATTTATAGTCATTGTTCGCTCTAAGTTTTTTGTAATCAGCTTCAGTAAACTCCTTGTTATTTCTAGGTAAGTCGGTTATGCAGTCTCTTATTGCAATTAAAGCGTCTATTAAAAATGGGTTCAAGTCTGCACCTATTCGCCTTCCTTCTACCTTATCAATCATATTTGCACCACCAACAAAAGGTTCAACCCAATACATTTCGGGTGTTTTGTATTCAAGCATTATTGGCAATATGTGCTTTGCAATTCTGTTTTTACTTCCCATATATTTCATAAAAAGCCCTCCCTATTTTTAATTTTTTAGTTCTGTTCATTTAATCAACTTTTCTGCAACTTGGTCGCTACGTTTCATACAACCATACGTTATAAACAAGTGCTTTAAGTTCTGCTCTCGTAAATAACATTCGCGGGTTAAGTCTTTTTCTTTTCTTTTTTCTCCCCCCTTTTTACTTCCGTTTTATATACGTGTATATCACCAATATTAGAAGTATTACGAATAAGAGAATAAATAGATTCCGGCAGCCTTTAGGGTTAAAATCTTCGTTCATGGGTTTAAAATTTTAGGGATGAATTTAATGCCGCCTAATACGGCGACCTCAATTTTTGCATTCTCAAGATCGGAAACCATATTGTAAACTGTTTTTTCTGACAGTGTGCTAATTGCTGCAAATTCACGTACTGGTAGCATTTGCAATTTTTTGTAAATAAGTTCAGCGGTACGCATCGCTTCGTATGGGTTATCCTTACAATATTTTGCAATTCTGCTTTCTAAGTCTTTGGTTTGCATAGCGTTAGGCTTAATACTACGTTCGTTCGTGTATATTACCTTTTACTTCTAAAAACTCCCCGAAATATTCCACCAAAGAAGTTAAGTAACTGCCATCTTTTGCAAATGAAGCATCTACACACCAACAAAGCTGTTTATCACACCAAGCAACAGGTAATAAGCTTTCATTGTAACCTTTACTTAAATCTTCTTCGTCAATCGGGTAGCGGTCAACTAAATAATCACCCTCATATATTTCTACTCCATTTTTATCATTAATGCCTATGTATTGATCTATCACTACACGTTCAGCAGGTAGTCTAAGGCAAAACCTACCATTGTAATCTCCTGCTACATCTCCGTTAGTTGCAGGATAAATATCGTTTATTATTTTATTGTCGCTTTTATCCCAAGCTCTGAATTTAAGTTGTCTCATTATTTACCGTACTAAGCCTAACACCGCATCATAAAACATACAGGCGTTAGTGCTAATTTATGCAGTTGTGCCATTAATTAAGTGTGTTGCGTACAGGTTGGCTTTCGATGCCATATTACCACCGTTATAAGCAAGCTTTGATTTATATTTGTGTTTCATCGTCTTATCTTTTACGGGACAAAGTAACAAAAAGTTACAATTTTTTCCAAGTGTCTATAAAAACTATCAGAATAAATAAAAGAAACACGGATACGGCTATATTAATGATAAGCATTTTTCAAGGGTGTCTATAATATGGACGTTAAAACCTAAAACTCTTAATTTACAATGTACATGTAATTGTAATCGTGTTGGCTTTTCGCCCGTAGTTTTTATCTCGGCAAAAAACAAACGCCCGCCGGGTAACAAGCAAAGCCTATCTGGCAGCCCTATAAAATGTACGGCGACTAATTTAATAGCTAAGCCTCCGTGTTTTTCGACCTCCTGCCTGAGTTTCCTTTCGAGATATTTTTCTGAATACACGGTCATAACTGTACTACTATAGAGCCGTTCCCGGCCATGAGTATTATCTCGCCCCCATAATACACGCCCCCGGTTAGTTCTTTGATTTTTTGGCGTGTGCTGTTTAAATAAACGCCGTTAACCCATACGTTCCTATCCTCATCTGTTTCAGGGGAATATTTATCATTTATAAAAGTGATTTCTAAAGACTTTATTTCGTAATCGTAGAAATCTAAATTTAATAGGTACGTATTAAAAGAGGCGTAATCCACGGTTAAATTTCTAACTTTTGACCCGTTTACCCAAAGCTCTAATTCAGGCCATACGTTTTGGCAGACTGAACCCTTGGCCTCGATACTCAGAAGCGTTTTTCTCGGGGGTTTTAGTATCGATGAATCTTTAAGAACCCATTTAAGGATTACCGTATCTTTAAAAGTAATACGCCAAAGCGTAGTATCTTTTATTACGTAGTATTTTTTATCAGAACCTACTAAATAAGGCACTCCGTTAACAGTATCAATACCCTTATAAGTAAGGGCGCAATTAACAGGCTCAGGGCATAAGTCAGGGTTACACGCGCTGAAAATAGCGCAAACAAGTATCGAGCTAAATAAGTTCCGCGCCATATATCCAGTATTTAAACAGTATACCCTTTATAATTAACATCTGCCGGGCAGTGATCCCGAGAAAATTGAGCCTTTCGAAAGTATAATCTTTACTTTCTGGTACTGGCACCCCCTTTTTTAGTTCTTCCTGCATATACCGCGCCCATACTTCGGCTATCGCCGCCTCTTCGGATAAAGGGTAAGAGCTTTCAGGTTTTAGCTGTATGGGGTTAGAATCTTCAATCTTTTCCGGCGCGACGAATCGGGCGGGTTTTTCAAAGGTACAATCGTACACTTCCCCCGGCTCCGCTTCTAAAAATGCGGTTTTTATCCGCGTGCGATCTGAGGCAGAGGATACAACTAAGGTAACCCCGTTATAAATGAACTTCACTTTTGTACGGCCTGTAAAGGCCTTATGGATCGCCCGTAAAAGTACGCTATCAAAGTGCCTATAACGATCGCCTTTAAAGATTCCGAAATCAAAATAAGTCCCGGTAATAGTATTTCTGCTTTCCATAGTGTTTAAAGTTTTTCGTTGAGGTTGACTGTACCCAACCATCTAAGCCGCGTAATATATCGTTTAGTTCTCTGGTTTTATACCTATCCATGTTCTCCTTTGAATGTCCGAGGCATTCGCACCATATCTCAGCCACACAAACGTAATCCCTGACCGAAGCCCCTCGCGGCGGTTTTCCGTCCGCTTCATAGTACGCCCTACGGTCAAGAATATCCATAGCTTCCCAGTCTTTCGGTAAAGGCTTTTCGAGATAGATTTCTATAATTCCCGCCCTTTCATCTGTTTCACTGTGCGCCTTTTGCTCAACACTTGCCATTTTTTCGGCTTTTTTGGTCATATAGAGCTTTTCGCCTTTTTTGTAAAGGTGCATCGCCTCTGCCCAGAGCTGGTTTATTTCTTCGTCGGTGATTTTAAAAATATCTTTTGTCGCCCGGCTCGGCTCCACATCTACCGGGAGGAAACGACGGTTTCCGGAGGGGTCGCGCAGGAAATCGCGTTTATTCGTGGTAGCTATGAAAATACATTGTCTCGGGAAAGTTTCAGCGGTGCGACCGTATGCCGGGCGGAAAGTGTCCACTTGCTTTGTAATAAAATGCTTTATATTCTCTACTTCCGCCTTACGAAGCCCAGCGAGTTCGGCCATTTCGATGAGCCAAGCCCCTTGTAACTGCTCGAAAGCTTCCTTCCCGTGAACCGTGGTAAATGTATCCGACGACCAGCCCCGCCCAAGCTTTTCAACAAGGGTACTCTTTCCGGTACCCTGCGCGCCCACTAACGTTAAAACCGTATCGTATTTAACACCCGGCTCGAAAACTCTGGCCACGGCCGCAACTAAAGTTTTTCGTGAAGCCTCTCGTGAATAGAGATTATCACGCACGCCATAATAGTCTATCAATAAAGTATCCAGCCTTTTAATCCCGTCCCAAGTGATACCTTCTAAATACTCACGTATAGGATGGAAGGAATGCCTTTCGAATTCAAGGTTTAACGCGTCTTCGATTTTCACTACTCCCGAGATACCGTATATACTTTCAATGTAGTTCCGCACCCCCGAATAATCTACATTTTTAACAGGCTCAGGCTTTCGAATATCTCTCCATGGAACGTTTTTAAATATGTACTTCTTATTATCAAAATCGTTTTGTTTAAAAACGCCTTTAAGTTTTGGATCGTATTTAAAGATGAGGTTTATATTATTCGCCGTCGAAAGGTATTTCCCTTTTGAATCGACTTCTAAATCTTTTACCCATTCTAAAGCTTCTTCGGACGTATCGGGCTGCTCTTTAAAATCGTACTTCGCCGCCTCTAAATTCTCCCGCGCGATGAGTAACTTTACTTTCTCATCACCCCGGGCTAAATCCTGCATAGCTTTGAAACTCTTCGATTTTGAGCCTATCTCGGTCTGGTTTCTATCCAAATGACCAAAGCGGTGAACCCGTACCAGATCGAAAGCGTTACATAATAGCCCGCTCGTCGGGTCGGTTCCGTGGTGCGAATAGGCGTATTTATCCTCATAAATCACCAGTCCCGCAGCGGTAGAGCCTTTAGTATAGGTATACCGCCCTTCCGTGGCCGGGGAGTATTCCTCAGCGAGATAGGTCTCTATTGCTTCCTGTATAGAATAACAGCGGCAGAAAGACCCTACAATACCTTCTTTTTCGTGCGGGTCTTGTTGCTTTTTTAGGCTTATCCCTATTTTGGTAGCTTCGCGGTCAGCCGTAGGCCACAGGCTCGAATCCGTCCAATCGGTATAGGAGGCTAGTATCTCATCGGCGTTAAGCCACGGCGCGTCCTGCGATTTGAAATAGTACTCAGCATCCTTTGGGCAGGACGGCCAGAACATCAGGCGGTTAGTTTCGAAAGTCGTATTATCGAATAGATCGATACCTATTGTTCCGGCTACCTGTCTTGCGATAGCCACGTACTCATCCGGGCTTACCTCACGATCTAAAGGCATTATTAAACGGAAACGAGGCTCCTCTTTGCAATGTTTATGCGTAGAATGCAGTACGGCGGCATTTCGGAAGGATAGTATCAGATCATCCCATAGTTGCACATGGGCAAAATCAATATCCAAAGTTAAGAGTTGCCGATATACTACATTTTCCGGCTTACGCCTTCCTTCCCGGAGATAACCTCCTACATATCCACCGCCGCCCCCTTTGATATGGAGCTGGTCAGATTTTGAAGCTTTTATAAAATCTTTATAAGATTCAGAAGTCCGGCGTTCTTTAGATAACTTTTCAACGAGTTCAGACCATTCTATGTCTTTGGTGTGCCATATTCGGGAATTTACATTATGCCCGGTTGCGATAGTCAGGTTTCCGTCGTGTTTCATTATTTTCTGTAGTAAGGGGTTATATAGCCGTCAGCATCCAGCGGCAAGCCTTCTGCCCATGCCGGGGCTATGCTCATTAGTTTTTCGATATTTTTTAAAGCCTGTTCAGCTCCTTCATTATTAACTTCCAGCACTACTTCGTCGTGAACGTGCATAGATATAGCGTAACCCGCCGCATTTATTCTCAGCATAGCGTCTGCCAATAAATCGCGGGCGATCGCTTGGGTAACGTTCTCCGCGATTTTACCCCCATAAGTATCCACCCAGCCCCAATGCTTTGTTTCCTGATTTACCCCCTCGTACTTTATCGATACCTTGTTAAACTTCGAAACGCTTAGGCGGGCATTCCAATAGAATAACTTTCGACCCGAGGGGAGTTCAGCGGTTAGGGCGTTTCCGTCATAGGCAAAGCGTACTTTTAAATTGGAACTTTGCTTTTCGCGCCTCATGGCAGCTATCGCCGCCTCTTCTAAATCGCCCCAAAATTTAACAATTTTTTTATTTGATTTACGCCATTTCTGAACAATTACTTTCATTTCAGGTTCGGTTAACCCCATACTTTCGCCGCCCATCTTGGTAAGAGCTCCGACTGAGCCCTGATAGCCTAAAGCTAATTCGGCGACTTTGCCTTTGGCTCTATAGTCTGAATCTTTTGTTATTTCTTCGATAGGTACCCCGAACATTTTAGAGGCCGAAGCCTCGTATATTTTACCATGGGTTTTAAAAACTTCCAACCTCCAAGCCTCCCCGGATAGCCAAGCAATCACCCGAGCTTCAATCGCGCTAAAATCCGCTACTGCGAAAACTTTTCCCGGCGGGGCGATAAACGCTGTTCTTATAAGCTGCGATAGGGTTCCGGCTATATCCTCAAAATATACATCGGCCAGCAAGTAATTACCCGTATTAATAACCTTCCGCGCGCCTGTTAAATCTTTTAGATGATTTTGAGGCAGGTTTTGTAATTGTATCAGCCTCCCCGCCCAGCGGCCTGTGCGGTTCGCACCGTAGAATTGAAAAAGCCCTCGCGCCCGGCCATCGGCGCAAACGCAATCGAGCATTTTTTCATACTTTTTCACGGAGGTCTTTGAAGCCTTCTGCCTCAGTTCTAATACGTTGCTGACATACCCCTCCCCAGCCTTTTCGATTAATTGCGGTATCGCATCTTTTGCTAAGGTACCCACCTCAGTTTTCATCGCACCTCCTAACCAGTTTTTAAGCTGTGAAGTGCTATTGGGGTTTTCCAGTCCTGTAAGTCGTTTTAATTGGGCTGTTAATTTTTCAGAATTGACCGTATCTATTGCTATCGCATTTTTAACAAATCCAGTATCGATTAGAACCCCTCTGTCGTTTATCTGTTGATCTAACTGGTATAAATGCCGCTCAGTGGTGGGTATCTCGTAGTGAGATAACAGTCTGGTTACCTCCCTTTCAGCCTCTACGTCCTGAATGCAGTAGCTTTTGAAGGCAAACCATTTATCAAAGTCATGCTCAGGATAATTCCGTGTTCTTCCCCCGTTCTTCTTTGTCGCTTTTACGGGACTGGAAAAATAGCGAATAAGGGCTTTACCTTCCGCCGATTTTGCTTTATCAGTAAGTTTTAAAGCCTTGGATAGCTCGTCGAGGCCGAGGGGTAACCCACAATACGCAGCCTTTACCATTGAGCACTCCCATTCGCTAACGTCTGTTTCAAGTCCAATTTTTTTCAGGGCGTTCCGCTCAAAATTAGCGTTATGAGCGCATTTGTTTACCTTTTTATCTTTTAATAGGCGGATAAATCTGTACGGAATAGCTTTACAATCTGTTAAATCGACGATTCTCACAGGCTCCTCGTCCAGAGCATACGCGAGCATTAAAATCTCAAAATCCTGTGATTCTATGTATTTGTAAGAGCCGGATTTACTTATATCTACGCTGCTATAGGTTTCAATATCCAGGTGTAATTTCATAGGTTTTTTAGGTGAAAAGAGGGCAGCCGTAACCGCCCTCTTTAGGGTGAAGTGAAATTAAAAAAGGTCGTCGTCATCGGCGAAGTCGTCTTCCGCTTTGGTCGCCTCTGCACCTAATCTCTCCCCGTCTTCTAATTTTTGAAGATTCCCGAGGCTGGCGGCAATACCCTTTCCTTTTTTATAATAGGGGAAAAAAGTAACAATAGCCCGCCCGTAGCACCCGGAATAAAACTCTTCTTTATCCAGAATCTCGTCCCTGTCAGCGTCTACGATCTGAGGTTTACGGGTATTCTTCGCTACTAGATAATAACAACCCTCGTACTCTTCATTATCGGGTTTATCTTCGTCGCCGTCGCGAAGCGGAAACCACATTGTTTTCGGGTTATATTCAACCCCCGCGCGTTCTTTGTATTCTTTTTTTGCGGCTTCGATCGCGGCATTGATAACCGCTAAAGTCTTTTTATCTTTTTTAGAGATCAAAAGAGTTACCGAATACTTTTTTTCCTGCCCTTCTTCAAATGACGAAGGCTCCCAAACATGGGCGTAACTAAATCGCACCTTTCCCGTGCGCACTCTCATTGCATTCATATTATTACGTATTAAGTTAAAAAAAATTAATCTTTGAAATCCTCTTTCGCTGAGTTCAATTCAGGGCGTTTATCCGATTCTGGAACTAAAGCGGGTTTCCCCTCCGGTTTGACGATAAAAGGCGACATGAGTTTATCGAATTTATCACCTAAAAATTTTTCAATAGCCCCGATACCTTTTACTTTCGTTTCTGCAATATCAGCAATTTTGTACTTTTTAGATTTAAGAAATTCCAAAACTTTTTCACTATCCGCCCATTTTCTTTGACTGCGGCCTTCGACGACTTTAAGGCCTTGCCATTTTTTACCGTCTAAAGCAGATTGAAGCATATAATCCCCCACAGCATCAATCCAATGCGCTATTCTGGGAATAAGTTCATGCACTTCAAGTATCTGTGCGTCAGTTAACAAATGAGGGTCTTTAAATTCGTGCTGCGCAACTTTGAGATTTTGCGAGGCGAGAGTAGCGCACCTTCCGGCGGCTTTACAAAAGCGGCAATGATCCCCGGCGACTTGAACCCCTTGACCTTCAAAAGCTTTTTCAGCTTTAGGCCGGACTTCTTTTTCTGCCCATTTGTAAAGGTCAGTTGTCGAGATAGCCCATTTTGAGGTGCGATCTAATCGTGGTTGGCAGATATTAAGTTCTACCGTATCAATCTCGTATAAATCCTTATACTTTTCAAGCGCGCCTAGGGCGTACAGTTTTAATTGGCTGTTCTCTTCGGCCTCTACCCTGATACCTTTACCGTATTTAAGGTCGAGTATTTGCATAGTACCGTCCGCAATTATAACCGCGTCGCAGGTACCCGTACCCTCTGGTACAAAGCCAGAGAAATCCACTTTCTGCTCAATGAATAAAAGTCCGAACCTTTTCTTTGAGGCTACGTATTCTTCCCATACAAAATCGACGTATTTGGCCGTTTCCTCTACGATTTCGTCGGCATTGAAAGGCGAATCGGCTACTTTTGTCTGAATTTTACCTAAATCCGATTCACCAATCAAACCCAGTTTATATCTCAGTCGGGCTTCGCTGTATTCATGCGCTAAAGAGCCCTCTTCGGCATAAATAGAGGATGAATCGTCTCCGATTTCCTCTTCAATACGCGCACTCGGCGTACATCGGAGCCAACGGTGTGCGCTGGACGGTGATAAAATGGCGTGAGTTCCGGGCATAATTAAAGGGTTTTAATGAATTCGTACATATCTTCATATTGCGAAGGCTCTAAATTACTGATACGTTTTACCCCGATACTTTCTAGGTACTTTTTTATTTTTCCGTGGTTCTCATCGTTTTCAGCTAATTTGCTTTGTAGTACTTCTTGCAAATCCTCTAGGGTTATGCCCGGCTCTGCTTTCGGCTCTGCTTTCGGCTCTGCTTTCGGCTCTGCTTTCGGCTCTGCTTTCGGCTCTGCTGCTCTGCTTTCGGCTCTGCTTTCGGCTCTGCTTTCGGCTCTGCTTTCGGCTCTGCTTTCGGCTCTGCTTTCGGCTCTGCTTTCGGCTCTGCTTTCTGGTTAAATGAATTTAGGAAATCCGTAACCTTTTGCAATTTTTCGTAATCGGTCGTATTTATGACCAGCTTTAATTCAATGTTCATAGTTTCTATTTATTGGTTATTTAATATATTTATCTATAGGCTCACCGACCCAAGCACTTATTTTTTGTAAAGTTCCTTGGCTTGGCTGCTCGCCAGCTACTAATACTTGCCATAAGGTTTTCCGATGCACTCCTATTAATTCGGCAGCTTTTGTCCAATTTAATCTCGAATATACTGTCCCTTTGGTTTCTAATTCAAATCTTTTTTTACAAAAATCTTTATACAATTTATTCACGTCAACCATATTCTTGCTGTCATTTAAAAAATTTTCTATTATTTCGATTTGTTGTTTGTCGTATTCGTTTCGGTGGACTTCATAAAAGGGATCATGCTTTAAACTCTTGTATAGTTTAATCAAACATTCTCGCTTACCCTGTGATATAAGCTCCTTTATCATTTCAATATTTTGTGTCATAGCAACAGTAGTTAAATTTTTATATTTATTTACGCCGCCCTATAATGCGCGAGAGGGAATAAAATGTTTACACCCTCTTTTACGCCAAAGGTAACATAATGTTACGATAATCCATAAAAAAACCCGGAAAATAATTTCCGGGCTTCCTTCAAATCCACCTAAATCACCTACAGCGTGCTTATTTTTTCTTCAATAGTTGTAACCAGTTCGCGCCGTGAGTACCACCCCCTTTTTTTAGGTTAGGTATAAAAAGATCAATTACTTTTTCGATATAGACCGTAATCTTTGCAAAGATGAGGTTATCGTTCTCACTTGGGGTTATATTCACGATCAATTTAGTAACCGCCATAATACCAGCAACAGCGGCCAGTATTAGCTCCTGATTTTCTTTAATTGTCTCGATCACGGTCTTTTCTTTTAAATAGGTTCGTAAATGTACTATTTTTATTTTTTATTTTCCCAATTTTAACGCCCTGATTTTTAGAAGATAGGGCGTACATGGCAATAAGCCCCGCCGAAAACCCTATAAAAAACACGCCTAAATACCAGTTCATTATTAGATATTTTGGGGGTAATCGTTTATCTCATGGTGAGCTACATCCCACCCCAATTGATCAAAAGAGCTTAATTTACCATTATTGTCCAAGTCCTTCCATTTCCAGAACATACCGTGATGGATGTACAAGCCCTGAGGCATGTTATCGGCCACTTTTAATTCTTCCTCTGCTTTTTGTAGGGCTTCATAAATTTTGATATAGGCTAATTTATTAGACCAGCTGTATTTGCCATTTATATAGGCCACGGTGTCTACCGCTTCTCCTAACTGGTGCTTACTTTTTTTAACATAGCCGTCGCAGCGGGAATTCCCTGATTTGAATATTTCATTTTGCTGATCGGCAGTTCTAAAGCCCCCTGTAGAGAGTACGCCGAAATCAACTTCTGATAGTTCTATAGCGCGGGTTACGATCTTTTTTAGCCAAGGGTTTACCCCTTCTAAATTTTTAATACTTTTTTCGGATAGATGGAACATTATTTTTTATTTATCTGGATTACTAACTGGATTAATTGTTGCTGATCCTGCTTTATTTGTTTTAGTTGTTCATTAATACCCTGCACTATTTGCTCAGTATGTTTTGTCTGGACATCGAATCGGGTATCCACATAACTTTTTAAAGCTGCGTCCCCTTTCTCAGAAAAAGACATAACTTCTTGTTGTAAAGTCTGCATCTCTTCTCTATCCGCTTTACTATTTAGCACCTGGCCTCGTAAAGTGATAAACCCCATAATAAAGGTTAGCAATGACCCAGCAACCGCCAATAAAAGTTTTTCAATTGTCTTCCCCATATTCTGAAAGTTATAAAGCCGAAAAAGAAGGTACCAATAATAAGCCAGAAATTACTAATTATTTTATTGTCTAAACCTTTTATGTATACCTCCAAAGAAGCGTTCCAAAAACTGAGTTCAATAAAAATAAAAGATAAAAAAACAATAGCAAGAAAAGCGAATGAGCAACTTAAAAAAGGTTGCTCACTCCTCACCCACTGCTCTAATGCTAGCAGCGTTATGGCCAAATAATTTACCGCATAAAAAGAAACCATCCAATTTACAGTTAAGGCTCCGAATTGATCATAAACCAATTCATTAAGCAAATAAATTACCAAACCAAAAAAAGCTATAGGCATTTGGGAGGTTTTACTGGTGGGTGCGCGGGGGTGCCATTTCCGGGAGTTCTCATAGTTTTAGATTTAGTTGTAAATAATTACTGAGTATCATATCCGGTTTACTATCCGATAACTCTGGGCGAGTTTTCAAATTAGTAAGCACGGATATGGCTATCTTTGAGTTGACAATATAGCGAATTTCATTATTAATTCCGTAGCTTGTTACTACTTTGTAATTATTAACCTGCTTATTTATTATTCGGGTAATTTCACAACCCGATAATAAAGCCATCTTCCGATCTATGATTGAGTAATTTAAAAAAGTTCCGTACCCCTCATAACCTATAGAGGGGAATAATTCTAAATCGATACCCGGCTGGAATCGATTAATTTTATAACTGATCCGGCTCATTATATCCGCGTTTCCTTCGGATAACATTTTAATATCAAAGCCGGATGAAAGTATAAATCCGTTTTCAAAATGATCGTCGTGGTACCAAAAATGTATGTAGGCTACAGTTAACGGAACGCCTATAAAAGCCGCTGCCTGCGCTCCTTTTCCGGCGTAACCAAGCCAAGGCGGGTAATTTGAGAAGATAGATAGGTTTATCAAAAATAGGGTTGCTATTATTAGGGTTTTTTTCATCGGTTGAATTTAGTATTAAAGTTGTCTATATCCGTCTTCATGTTCCGCATTTGTGCATCAGAAAGCCCTTTTCCCACAAAATACCATGTTACATCAAATACCAAACTCCCTCCTTGCAAATACCCTCCACAACTAGGCGTTGCGGATGAGGCAAAGTTCAAAGAACCTAAAGTAGGGTCAAAACACGGCGTACCCTCATCTACTGTGCTGGATTCTGTATTTATAGTTGTCCCGTTATACGCCTTAGTCGTAGACGCGTCGGGGCGAGAGCCTATGAAAAACGCTTCCGTTATAGTACCAGAGCCAGATACTAAATTATCGTTATCTACCCCATTATTTCTGAAATGAAAATCCCCTGTAGACGGTTGCATCTCTATATAATGGAAAGACGTGTTACTTGCATAATCATAACCGCGTAGGCCTGTTACACTTGTATTTGATGAACCTGCGGCTACATTTATTAAAGCAAATCCAATACTCAGGGAGGCGCTATCTAACAGGCCGTTCTCGCGCATATCGAAGCCTGTCCGCATATAATTTTCTTGTGAGTTTCGATCGTAATAATTATTAAAAGCGTATCCAGACCCTTGGAACTTACCTTTAAAAGCCCCTGTATCGATCAAATTATACCCGGTGTGCGCTGAATCATAGCCTATGAATAGATAGGCTATAGAGATACTATCATAATAGGCCGTATCGTTTCCAGGGCGTAAACCTTTCATACTTAAAAAAAGACTATCTATTGCTTCTTTTCTAAAGTCGGCCATAGTATCATAACCTGCCCCTTCAAGGGCATAGTAGTACGCCCTTGCGTTCGCATCTTTGAAAACAAAACCGCTTTCCTGGGTTTCGAAATTTTGAAAAAGCAATCCAAATTGAGCTTGCGCATTAAAACTTAGCGCGACCAATAACAGAATCGGGTATCTCATTTTGTAAAGTATCTCGGTGAAATAATGTATTGAAATTCGTTATATCCTTTTGAAGTCTGGCCGTTTCCATTCAAATGGATATTATCGCCCCCTGTTTCGTAGCCGTCCTGATCGTTCCAAGTGCAATAACTGGTTACGTTACTAACAGACATTTGCGCATCTTGAACCTTTGCCCGGGTTGCATCAGTTATATGATAGGATTGAACTCTGTGTATAACTATATTCGGTTTTATTAGTCCTAAATTGTTCTGAATCGCGTCTATTAAGAGTTCTAAATTTGCTTTATATTGTGTTGCATAGGGTTCTACAAAATCCCCGAAATTCCATACGCTGCCAAAATAGAAGGTTTTATCTATCGTAATATGATTGGTTTCAAAATATTGCAAACAGCTATCCACCTTGGTAGATAGTCTGACATACCCCGGATAGGTATATGGTTTAAAACCATCGTACATTTTCATTCCGGCTCGACCTACAAATAATGAATATACCATAAGGTTGGTATTCGTTTCGATTCTATACAGGCATTCCAGCTGAGAACCGCATTTACTTGTTAACGCAATAGCCCCGGTATTTGTGAGCATCATACCTCTATGATTAACTGGGTAATTCAACGCCTCAAAATCACCATTAAACCATGTTTTCGAAGTGTATTCGTGAGTTTTAATATAACTCGGAAATAATGAAGTATCTGCTTCGCTGGTATTGTTTGAATTCCCGTCCCATATTACGAATATAGTATCCACGGCTTCACGTTGAAAGGTGTATAAATACTCATCCTGCGAATAGCACAAAATAGGCAGGTATAACATTAATACTGCTATTCTCATTGTCTTGTTTTTAGCTTATAGAACCCTCTTCCACTTGGTCCCATGAACACTTTCATATATAAAGTTTTATCGGATATTTTAGCAAATGTATAATACGTATCCCACGTAGCCCCGGCATCCGTACTATGTACTATATCTACAATTGTGCCTACCCTTCGTATTCCGATATAATCGCCATTTAGCAAGGGGGGCTCACCAGATACGCTTATCACATTGCCATCTACGACTGCCCTCCAATCGTTAGTACTCACGTAATAATATCCATATTTGAATCCGTTTTGCTGCTCCTGATTACTTAGTGAATCAAGTCCAATAGTAGCGCTACCTGAATTTACAAACCCGGAATTGAATTCATAATAATAAATGAAATCACCTGGCAGGGTCTGATCGCTTACCCCAGTGGCATCGGACGTGGTTGAAACAAATATAAATTCTGTACTATCAATATTTGTTCGCGTAGGTAGAGACACTAATTTTTCTCCGGTAAAATTATAAGCCACACTGGTATCGGTTAACGAAACCAAATAATTCCCGCTTAAATCCGAGGTAGTGCCACTTGTTGATGAATAAGTTAACGTATAGGTGCTATCCTTATTCGTATCATAATGCAAAATAAAACTAGGGGTCGCGCTTCCAGAATTAGCCACGCTGGCCACGGTGATAGTATCCCCGTTTATTGCCCATCCGTCAGAGCTGATATATACGGCCTCATTGAATGTTAATTCAATAATACCCTTATCAGTCTCAGGAACTTGCGCCGACTGTAGCACAGGCGGGGTCTCGTCAAGTATATACTGATCATAAATAGAGTAGTATACTTTACCCCCTTGTTGCCAAATACACGTTGCGTTTGCTGTATTTGCAGCATTATCAAAAGCCAAATCCTTTTGTGTAGCCCCCCCGAAATCAACGACGTTAACTCCGTTACCAAGTAGTATTACATTGCTGCTCGTTGTACCCTTCGCTAAATTGTATACATAGTTTATTGTAAAATCATTATTTACTATGTAATTATTATAGTTTGTTTTTAACGAGTTTAAATAAATAGTCCCCGTAAACGTCTGGCCAGTGTCAACCCTATTCCAATAGGGTATCTCTGCTAGCCCTCCGCTCCCTATATTAGCATCTACGTAGGCTTTATTAACTAAGGTATCGGGCATCATCACTGTGACAACAGAATCTTTAAATACAAAATTCTGCGATTCATTCGGAACTTTAATCACTATCTCCCTGCCCGGATCGATATATACCTCATCCAGCCCGGCGGCAAAAGTACCAACATAGGAGCCATCGGTATACAGTACACCAACGTATATTTGCGTATCATCTTCTAAATAGGCTGTTAAGTAACTTGTGTTTCTGGTCAGTACTCGGGAATACCCTTGTGTAAGATCATTCAATAGTTTGCCGCCCCCGTATTCGAAGCCTGCAACAGCGTTTAGATCGTAGAATATATTCGTCTTGGATAGATCAAAATACGCCCCTCTGGTTGCGCTTAAGCCTGAACAGGTACCACCTCCTCGTATGGCGCACTCCCTTAATCTTATGTTGGAATTTTTAGAAGCCTTTAACACCTGATCTGAGGCTGAAACATTATTCACGTTTTGAATATAACTGCGGGTGATATTTATATTTACCTGCCCGTCGTAGGTGTCTACAGCAGCTCCTGTATTACTGCTTTCCATCACTACACCCGTAAGGCCGAAAACTACTTGGCTCGGGTCATTGCTAGACCCGAATATTAACTGATCACATTTTATACGCGTTGCGAAATCGAATTCCGTAAAATTTTGTAAGAGGCTAAAGTCTATGTTATTAGTTCCGGCGTCTATTTCTAAATTGATAAAGGTTATTTTATTAATGCCCGGGAAATTGAAATTCAATATATCGGTAGCTTGACCGGATACGTCCAGGGTGCTGGCGTTATCAACTATGCTCCGCGTCCCGTTACGCGCCCCGCGTAGATAGGTTAAATCGAAGGTATTAGTTCCGGCAGAATTATAAGGTATAGGGTAGTACTGCGCCCCGTCAGCCAGATACATACCCCTGTATTGGTTTTCTGCTATTGTTAGCCCCGCTTTACTAGCGGTGTATTCCATATTGTTCAGAACTTTTTCAGTAAAAGTTATTCCACTCTCGACGATCGCCATTTCACCGGTAAAAGTCAGGAAACAGGATTTATATGTTTTCCGCCCTAAAGAGGCTTTATCTGCATCAGTGAAGGCCAGACTGCCGAATAGGTTGTGAATCGTTACCGTGATAGCGATGTTAATATCGGGTATATCTTCGATGGCTCTGCTATAGGTAGCATAGGGGTTACTTATCGTACCGTCCCCTGTGAGGTCTGATCCGGTGGAGGCCACATATAGATAAACGTCACTACCCGTTGAGGCGATACGCTTTATATCCAGCCCAAGCCAATCGCTGTTTGCCGTTCCCCCGACCAGCTGGTACCATGAATAAGGGTTTTTCACATGAACCAATAATCCCTCTACCCTATTTTTTGAATAGATAGTATCTCTCGCCGTTACATCGTCAACAATAATATAGGGGTGGCCGATACTATCCCATGAATCTATCGTATCCGCTCCCAAAGCTATAGGCTGGTTAAAAATTACTGGCCTGTCGTAAGTTATCGGCCTTAGTTGTGAGAATCCGGCGAGGTTTGAAAATAAGAAAGCCCCTATAATTAAATATTTTACCATCCTTGTATATTTAGAATTGCATTTGTATAAGAAGTTCCGGAATAAATAGATATATCCCCGGTTGTTTGATCGATAGTAATATCGACGAATTTTAAAAGGTTATCCCCCGAAGGGCTTAAGAGGTCAACGAATCGGGGCTTTATAGGCAGAGTAAAAGGATTCGGATACTCATAGCTTACCCCAGAAACTAAATCTATATTCGCATTATCAGTCAAATCGAGGACTGACTCAAAAATAAGAGTGCCGCGATTGATCGTTACGTCTATCTTTTTACTGTTATTAACTACAATATCTACCTGCATACTAATAGGGTTTATCTTTTAAACAAATCACTCCCGCCCCCGATGAAATGGTATTTTTGAAACCATCCGGTAACTCTGCGTCTACCTCAATGGCTTCGAACCACAGATCGATATTACCGACCGGGGTAGTGCTGCCAGCGGAAATATAAAAATAGTAATTATAGGCATCGATCCGAGATAGAGCCGTGAAATCGCCGCCTCCGGTTTTATTCCACATTCCTATATCTGCCGCTCCGACAAACGCCCGGACTTCCAAATCTTCGAGGTCGTCGATATTGATAGGGACTGTTTTGGCTTCGTCCTGATAAAGCCTCACTAATATTTGGAGGTCTTCGCCTCGATAAAGTATTTCGCTCATTAGGGTATGTTTACGTTCATTATTGCATAGTATTGCGTACCGTTTATCTCGTCGAACTGTATTAAGTCTATAGCTCCGTTCACATTTTGAAAGGTCGCTGTATTCCCTCCCATTTGAGTAGCCCCCGCCAAAGTTACCGTATAATTCCCTGAATAAATCAAAGCTAATTTAGGGCTTACGCCCTCCGGGATATTCGTTACCGTAATATCCGTATTACCGGTTACGGTATATTCCACATCGTACTGACTTGAAAAATCAATCGTTTTCGTTGCTGCAAAAGTTTCTGAGGTAGTGGCGACCTCAACCCCTTTGTAAATATTTAATTTATCCTCATTGATATTCAGCACTTCGACCCCGTTATGTGTAGCAGTAACCCCGTCTTTCCATATCTGTAGATAGGTAATACCTTTATCGATGGTCCCTCCTGAAAAAGCACTATCGTAGTATAGGCTTAACCCCGGTATGAAGGAAGTTGCTTCATCTAAATATGGGGCGTTTTGGATACCAGAAGCCCCGTAATTGGTTCTGGCGAATTCAGTTTTAAACCAAGCATAGGGCTCTGCCCCGGCGGTATTGCCGCCATATTGCGAATATTGGGTACTGTCCCCGTCTTTATAATACCCTAAATACATAGCTCGGGAATCAAAGGTATAGCTGCCATAAGAAGAAAAACCGTTAGCGGTATCCTGTAAATAAATATCTAAAGTCGGTCGATCTGGCTTTAAATCAAGATTAAAATAACTACCTCCCTCATCTTCGTCCACATTCAGTACGTCAGCCGCATACGTGAAATTAGCGTCCCCTTCGATAGTTCTGGGGCTGCTGAATAGGGCTACCTGAGTAGTTGCCGAAGTTCCGGTAGTATCTACGCGCTTTCGCAAATCTACGTTTTCATCGGCCATTGTGAGGGTGCGTGTTACCCCTGTAGTAAGTGCCGATATATCGAAATCCGCGATCTTCGTAGGGTCAGCGGAATTATATACGTAGAAATCAGCGTCGCTAAAATTCGTTAAAGCTCCGCCAGAACCTCCCCCGCCTCCGGCTGTGCCTAAAGGGAACCCCCTTTCATCCTGATAACCCCCGGAGCCTAAAAGATTTGTAAACGTACCCCCTGCAGACGTGCTGTAATTTACAACGATTCTAAATAACCGGGTAGCCACTTTTCTAAATTGTGTCGGTGGGGTCGATATAGCATAACTATTTACGTCGGCGATTGCGTTTGCATCGCTGGAATAAGAGCCGTTAGGGGTCATAACTAGAATAAAGCTTTCGTAATCCCCGCTATTCTGAACGCTGAACAGATTTAACCCGTATCGAGTATTGTTCAATCGCAGCGTATTATTATTGGCATCTACCGTTATCTGGTTCAGGTCAGTTATCCAAGTCATACCCCCGGGTACTGCGGGGTCATTCGCCCACAGGTACCTTTTACCGTTTTGCGCCCCGAAAGTTTGCTGATTGAATTGATACTGCACTCCCGAAGTAGTACTGACCTGTAGACTATCTACCCCCGCACTGGTTATTATCGTTACCGTTGGATCGATACCGCTTTCGTATTTTGACCCATCAACCCGAATACGCTTTGCCGCCCTACTTATCCAGCCCGCTGCTGGGCTGCCGTTTACGCTGTTGTTAAACCTCTGCATAGTTGCGAACCCTTGCGCCTCGTGCACTGTTTGGTTGAACGCGCTAGCCTGCGCTAGACGTACCCCATTAGCAGGAAATCCGGTAGTATTTGCAGCCAGTACCGGGTTCGCTCCTGAATTGTCGATATAAATATAGTTAGTTGTGGCATTTGTCGCAGTGCCCCAAGTTAGAGCGACGCGCGCCCGGCCGTCTTTACCCGCGCCCGAGGTTGTATTCAGAAGATGGATTTCATTTTCATACATGAAGGGCAGGTCGATAGTGTCGTTAGTTTGGTTATTGGTTTCGAAATAAAGAATGCCCCCTATAACCGTATCTCGTAGGGATTGATTGTCTAATATGATACCATTCAGTATCCCGTCGGCGGCTACTTGGGTATCGTTACCCGTGAACGGCTCAACGTCTACCCCTAAAGTACCCTGTGCCCCTGTTTTTATAACACGCCCTACGCGCACTTTATAGAAAGGCATCTTAGGGGAATAATTAACAAGTCGGCCACTGTCGACCGGGGAAACATAGAGTAGTACGTTATCATCTAACCCCGTCGCGTCGATGCCTACCCCGCCGAATCGCGTACCATACCCGAAAGTACCCGGCTCTATATCGTGGGTTGCTACGGCGATAGTCGCCGCCGCTATCTCGGGGTTATCCGCTATCGCCCGGCGAAACACCGGAAAAGCGCAAGTAGAGCAACTATCTATCCAAAGGACGGTGCCGTTCGTTAGCGTTGTATTGGTGGCATTCTGGCCGTATATGTATAGCTCTTGCCCCTCATTCAGGGATACTTCGGGGTCATTTACGTAGCTTACGAAGCTACCTGTAGTACTATTGTAGTATTTACGCCCTTTTCGGTATGCGGGGGAGGTAGGGGTGGTATAGTTCGTGTCAAAATCAATATATTTAAGATCGATAGCCACGAAGGTAGTATCCTCCGAATATCTGGTTTTAAAAGAATAGCCGGCAGTATCAGCGTATTCGGCTGAATCAGCTACGAAAGTCGCTAAAGTTTCCCGCAAGAAATCGGCACTTACTAAAGAGTCCCCGTAAAGAAATTTTACGCAGCTATCGCCGATACAAAGCGAATCCCGGACGACAGCATACGTAAAAAGCCCAACGGATTGCCCGTAAGAAGCCAGAACCAACAGTAAAAACGACGGCACAAATATTATTTTCTTAAAAATCATTTTCTTTATAATCTATGTTAAAATTAACCGCTCCGCCGCTTACCGATATGTATACAGTCGTCGCGGTTGTAAAATTTTTATTTATAGTCATTAGGTTGAGATAGTCGCTGTTAGGTACATTATGCTGCACCAGTGAAATCTCAGTGCCCCCCGGCGTAGTACCTACCTTTATCTTTGGGCTGCCTGAGAGCCATTGGAAACGGATACCCCGAAGTAAAGAACTGGCAGGGGCGACGAATTCAAAATCGGAAGATATATTTACCTCTTTTTGTGTAATATCATCCGACGATTGAAGGAAAGTGCTGGCCGTTATCCTTCCAAAATCCCATCCCCCCAGACCGTCGGGCACAATTATGTATAAGTACCCCCCGGTAGAATCAAGTATCTCACTAAGCTCGCTTAATTTAAAATCTGCCATGCTGTCAAGTTATGAAAAAATTATCAACTTTTTGAAATACTTTTATTTCCATATTCACCAGATCGCTGCCGGATATGCGCTCAACTGTTGGGGCTTCTTGGTTTTGGTATTGAATATTGTTTATGAAAATTTCGCTATTTGAAAAGACCAAATTTACAAAATCCACGTAGGTATAATGTAGTTGATATAGTGCTAAAGTAGCTGACCGTTGCGGGGTTGCGCTGAGTAGCTCCACTGTCCCGGGGTCGTCGATAAACGCGCTTATTTCGTTCGAAGGCTCTCCGGCCATTAAAGCCCCTTGTAAAAAAGTCAGCCCTTGATAAACCGGGCTGCCGTTACGAAAATAAAGCATGTCATATTTATTTTCGTAGTGGTAATATTCCAGCTTTATTAGTCTGGATAAATATTTCGGATCATTATGTACTACTATTTTATCGCTTATTAAATCCGCCCCGTCGAAGTCCAGATAATAGACCCCTGTAGAAGTCGGCGACCATTCATAGTTATAAATATTCGCTCCCGACCAACCCGATGGAGTTACGTTAGTAGGTACGAGGGTTTCGGAAATAGCATAGCTCCCATCTGAGGTATTTAGTTTATACACGAATATTTCCGGGTCGGCTACGCCGGAATCGAATCTAAACTGTAGAGGCAGGGTTTGATCGAGAACGAAATCCCTATAAAATTTTGAAGCGAAAATACCTTTCTGCCATTCAACAAAGGCACTTACGTTGTCCATGGTCGGCCAACGGTCGGCATAATCCGGGAGCCGGGTCGGGTCGTAGAACCTTACAGGGTTTAATATGGGTGCGTATACTGCCATTATTCAAATATAAAATTATTTCCGTCCTCAAATACGAAATTGTTACCGTCTTCAAAAATAAAATTATCGCCCTCGCTTATTTCTTTTGCTACAAGCTTATATTTTGCCTTTCGATCCTGATAACCGCTTTCCAGATTCAATAAATAACCCTCGTAATCGGTGCCGTTAAAACTAAACCTGATAAAACCGTGGGGATCAGTATTTAGCGCGGCTAATATAGCGGGGGTTATCTTACTTTCGAATTCGTAAACCTCAGGGATGAATAGCTGGGATTTTTGTAAGTCGGCGGCCGTCAGATCGTCGAATTCGTTAACCGTAGTCCCGTGCTGGTTTCTATAGGATAGATTAGTACTTTTCGAGCTTTTTACAAATTTAACCTTTAAATCGTGGAGCCATAGAGCTGCCTTTATTCGCCCCGCCTGCCTTATAAGGTTCTCCCGGGGGGATAGGGCTATATTATAATATTGCTCAACCCCTTTGAAACCTGTTGCCGTTGTACCGTTTACTATAGTGGTCGTGCCATCAGTGCGCACTATAACTATTTTATCGTCGTAACGGGTGTCTTCGGAAGCATAATTCACGTACTGTTTTCTTCGCGCGAGTTCGGGAGTGAGGCTATCCGTATTGTACACCCCTCTATACTCGACCGAATCCACTACGGGTAAGACCATGGAGTGCTCATTTTGCACGTTGTACTCGTTCACCCCCTTTAAATCTTCATAGTCCCCTTTCTCATCATATCCCGATAGTATTTTACTGGCGAAAGCCTCTTTATATGGTTTGATTGTGAATTCGGCCACTTCGCCCAGATCGAACATAAGGTATGAACTCTTATAGAAGTTCTCGATAGGCTCGATATAAAAGCGGTCGTTTATTTTATCGTAACCCATACCGAGCGCGTAAATAGCGTCAAAGGTTTGAAATAGTGTTTTTATGTTCAGGTTAAAAGCCCGGTTAGGGAACTGCCGTATATTCCATATTGAGGAGATCGCATCTAAAGCCCCCTGCCCGTTTACGCCGTATGTTTGAAACTCGCTATCAGTGCGTCCAAAGAAATTAGAATATAACAATTTTGAGGTATCCGTTTCGCTTGTTGATAGCTGGATGAGCCGGGTAAAAGCTTCATAAGGTAGAAAACTATCAGCGGGGGTTTGATTTACAGAGAGTACATTCTCTATAAAATTTATATTGTTTCTTAAAGCCCCGAAAACCTCCGCCCTCATCGCCTTCCAGCTATCTAAAGCCGTGGGATAAATGGTTAATATAAATTCCATAGTCCCGCCAGAGGGTACTAAAAAACCCCTAGATCGTATAGAAGATAAATCGAAATTTATATAAACCCTATCAGGGGTTGCATATATAGGATCGCCGCTATTTTTTTCAAAACGGATTGTCCTCGAAAAAATAATAGTTTCCCCGAGTTGCTCATCATCATTTTTAACGAGCATTTTTAATTCTGCTTGCACTAAAGCGGCCGCCGTCTCACTTGTACTGAGCCTTATATCGTAAAAATCAACCAAAGCAGTATCGCCTAAAACCGCCACGTCTGTAAAGAGTATTTCCGTTAAATAATCAGTACTGTTTCGGTAAATAACCGAGGTGGCTCCCGTTAATCCGGTATCAGTTCTCAATCTATCCCCGCTTTCGTTCAGCCCTATTGATAACGCATAATAATAGAACTCATATGGTACCAAAGTGGCTATTTGGGGGGCTGTAAAAATAACACGGTCTATTTGTACCCGACATATCTGCTCGACCGATAACAAAATATCAATGGGTTTGAAAATTATTGATCTGGGCGTATTTGAAAATGCGGCTACCGCCACATCGTCTGCACTGGTAGTGCTGTTTACGTCGAAATTTATATCATCGCGCGCTTTGAACTTTTGGAGTTTATCGGAATCGATTAATCCTATTTCAATAAAATCCTTTTGCCGGGTAAACCTATCAGGGTTAAAATCCAGAATTCCGGTATAGATAACTAAATAGGTGTTTGTATCGGGGTCTAATTCACTGATACTAACATCCACGGACGCGCTTATACCTTTTAAAAAATAGCTATTTTCTATATTCGTGCCGCCTCCCCCCGGCTTACGGGGGAACCGTAAAGAGAGTACGAACGAACGAAGTACGGAATTATAGGTTTCATTACGTGAAAATACGATACCCAATTCCCTGGCCCCTGCCGGATTAATACTAAGCACCTCACTTAGCCCCAAATCGTTATATGTCAGTTCGTATTTGTACTGTTTCATTATGATTTTATGTATCTATCTACCCACTCAGTCTGGCTATTCCCCCTCCGTGTCATTTCTTTAAATCCGTGCTGGTTTATCAATGTTTGCCGGAGCGGACGCGCAGCGATAGCTTTACGTGTGAGCCGGGTTTCCGCAATGAGTTCATTTATTCGGTCGTCCGTAATGCCTGATTTTATGATTTCTTTTGTTTGCTCATGAGGTATTACGCTTGTACCTTCTGGTAAATCCAGCATAGTAGCCCTATCGGGGGATAGAAAAGTTTCTCCCGATTTTAAAGTGATTAACTCTGAACCCGCCTCGCCTACTATCGCTTTGCCTCCTTCAAAATCAATAACCCCATCTTTAAATTGGGGTATCGGTCTAGCTAAAACGGCGGCGGCCTGAATACCTCCAGTGATACCTATGAAAGTCGCTAGGAAGGGATTGGGCGGTAAGAGCGCGAGGGCGGCAGTTATACCCTGAGCGGTATTGATAGCGATATTAAAAAGGGCTTGTAGTTTATCGGCGATAGCTTGTTTACGTTTTATTTCAGCTGAACGCCGGGCGAAGTCCTCTTCAATAGCGGCTTTGGCCTCTTCATTGTCGCCTACTAAAGCTAGTTCGTTTTCTTTTTGTAATTCTAAATCTGCCAATTGCCTTTCATTCAATGCCGCATTAAGATCAAAAGCCGCATTCGCTATATTAACTAATTCCGCTTGTATGGCTTTTTTTCGCGCCAGTTCTTCGGCGTCGTTCTTGGCTTTTTCAGAAGCCAATTTTTCCTCTAAAGCCAATTGCTGATCTACTAAACTGCTTTCAATATTTAATCTTTCTTCGGCAGTCATACTTGTATCTTCAAGTAACTGTATATTAAGTTGTATCTGAGCTTGAAGAGTTGCGATAGCGAATTCCTCAAAGGCTTTCGCCTTTTCTTCCTGCGTTCCTTTAAATCCTAATAACTTTTTCTTTTCCTCCAATAGCTCAAAAGCCATACTATTTTCGGCATCCTTTCTCCGCTCCTCGGTTAAGACTTTTTCTAAAGCTAATTGCTGATCAACCAACTCACTTTCTATTTTTAGGCGTTCACTCGCAGTTAATTCTGCATTTTTTAGCTGCTCTTGAAAAGCTGCTATTTGAATAGCTAATATGTTTTGATTAAAAGTACGTTCATCTATCTCTTTTGTAAGGAGCTTCTTTTTATTTGCTACTATTTCTTTTTCAGTTTCAGAATCAATAGCGTCCATAAATTTTTTTATTCTCTTTTCGCGCTCGTCTTCTAAATCTTTAGCACTTTTAGCAGTCTTCTTTATTACCTCTGCTTGTTTTATATACGCCTCAGTAGTTTCATTTACTGTTTTGGGGATTTCTTTTTGTCCTAATAAGAACTGATCTATATTATCTCCCTTATACGCCTCAGCAATAGCTTTTCCTGAATCTAAAAAAGCTTCCCCTAGTTCTACTGTCCTATTTTTCATAGCCTCAAAAGACTGCTGTACACGGCTTACTGCGTTAAAATCCCCCGCTAAAGCGTCTTTTATAATCCTTCCTAAAAGTATAACCGGCTCTATGGTCAACATTACGCTTTCCTTCATAGTTTTGAAACTAAGTTTTACGGACTGACCAAGTACTACCATAAAAGCCCTAAATACTGCGCTACTTTTTATCAAATCGTTAAAGCCCTCTATGAAATCATTCCTAAATTTCAAAACGCTAACCAATAAAGAAGCTAAGCCGCTTTTTATGGAAGTTATCGCGCCCCCGGTGCCAACGGAAGCCATTTTTATATCCTCCCAAGCCTCTCTTAGGCTTATGGTGGCTTGCTCATCTTTTGATAAAGTTGTTTCGACCGACGATAAATCCGTATTTATATCTTTTAAGGTAGTTAAAAATCTCAAACCCGCGTCCTCACCCGCGCCCCCGAATATATCTGCTATGGCCGTCCCAACGGCTGCGCTTTGAGGTGGCAGCTTCGATAATTGCCCCGAAACTTCCTGCGTTACTTGGAATAATGTTTTCGAACCATCAGCTAAACTTTTTTCTATTTCCTTCGAACTTAACCCGATACCGTCAAGCGCAGCTCTTGTAGCCGGGGTCAGTTCTCTTAAACGTATCCCAGCCTCTTTAATCGCGTCTATACCTTTATCCGAGAACACCCCTTCTCGTTCGGTTTGTGTTATTATCGCGATAGTTTCTTCGGCACTCAATCCTACCCCTTTAAGTTGCGCCGGGTACTCTTTGAGCAATTCTAAAAATTCTCCGTTTACGTCCGCTCCTTTTTTAAAACCCTCCTCGATTAAAGCGACAGCCTCACTACCTGAAATACCGAATTCTTTAGATAATATGGTGGATGACTTTAATACATCGTTAAAATCTTTATCAAAAGCGGCTCCGAGCTTACGCATCTGTCCGGTAAGTTTTCTCGCCTCTCCTTCACTCATTTTAAAAATAGCCGCCGTCTTTGCTGTTTGACTAATCACTTCGCGATTAAGATTTACATAAGCCTTTATCCCTTCGATTGTTCCCTTTAGGGCGGCTAGGGCTGCAAATATTGATGCCGTTGCTATTTTAAAACCTTGCGATATTTTTCCCAGCCCCCCTGATAGCCCTTCTAAAGCGCTCTTATAATTGCCGACATTCATTTTTTGGGATTCTAGGGCTGAGGAGTTGGCTTTTATTATAGTAGTGTTGGCATTTATTTTTGAATTTATTTCGGTAATTCTTTTTTTCCCCTCATCAGTCGAGGTATTTAAGCTATCGCGTTCTTTGCGCAATTTCTTATTTTCGGCAATCAGCCGAGATATAGAATTTTGTTCGGCTTGTTGTAACTTAATACCCTCTTTTATTTTTGCATTTTGATCTTTGCGGGCTTCCTGCGCTTTTATTAGTTGTTTGTTTTCCTCGGAGCGCTCCGCCCGGGCTTTAGCAATAGTATCGCTTGTTTGTTTTTGAATCTTTTGTAATTCTTGCTCGGATTTTGCTAAAATATCTAAATTCGTATTTGTCTGTTTTATCCGATCAGATAAACCTTTTTGATTAGTAGCCCCCGTTTGAAATTGCTGATCGAGTGCTTTAGTTGCATCCAATACTGCTAAAACCTGTTTTTTAACGGCTTCTAAAGATTTATTAAGTGCTTGTATCTCGCTATTGAATTCTTGAAGCCTCGCCATGCTTTTTATTTTTTGCTTTTGTATCCCTTATTAAAAAGACCCATTCTGCTATAGTAATACTTCTCGGTATGTTACGCCCCCAAAAATTACTAAGCCTTTGCAATTCCTGTAAAAAATCAAACTCGTTCTTTTTCTCGCCGGAATTCACCATCAGATAGATATCGAGATTTGTTTTTGAAAGTTCGATTTCTTGCTTTATCGCCTGTATAGAATCGAGGTCTATTTTTTCAAAATCAAATCCAATTGCTTCTGCCTCTTTAATTACTGTCTCATCCCCCATTAACATCAATTGATAAATAGCTATGAGACGGTTTATATAGTTAGCTTCCTGCGCTGTCTCGTTAGTATCGGCCAGCTTCGCAGAAAAAGAATTATCTTTTGATAGTTCCTCGTACTCTAATCTAATCTGTGTCCATAAATCCTCTAAATCCGGCGGTTCGATACTCGGAAAGTTCTTCGTTATCAATAACAGTGTCCGATCCCCCGTTTGCGCTATCTGGAAAAACCTCTCTGCCGGGAGCGTCCGGCAAGTCGTATACCTTTTCAGGCTTTTTACCCTTTTTTGCTCCTTTGCTCGGTTTATCCTCTCCGATATGCCGAACCTCACGCCCTGCGTTATCATAAAGTACGGTTTTATCACCTTCTTTTTTTGCTAAAAATACAATTTTCCCGGTAGCATTCCGGGCGGTTACATAACCAAAATTATCTTTTCCGGCCAGTTTTATAACTGCTGTATCTAATCCGGTTACGGTTGCATGGGCTAAAGCCCCGCTCTTACAAGCCTCTAATGATTTCATTTTCGATAGTCTCTATTGCTTCGGAAAGCATTATTTCACTGAATTCCTTTCGGCTCTTATTGTTCAGGCCGAAAATATTTTCGTATTTACCCGCTAAATCTTCGGTTTTCGAATCGCGGGAATCTATCAGAATAGCCCCCGGCTTCTGCTCAGTATAAAAAGCTCCGGTGAAATCCCCTTCTAAAATCAAATCCGGCGTACCTAAAGGGGCTTGCGACCCTAAAGCTTTTTTCAATCTGGCGTAATCGTCCGAGGTGTATTCGGGCGTTATGAGTTTATCCTCACTCGTCCGGCCTTTCATGAGTTGGCCGACGTTTAAATCTATCAGGCTTTCGGAGTTATTCTGGGCAGCCGAATAGACAATACCCGGCAAAGCGCGTTGCACCTGAAGGATATTGTCTAAAAGCTGCTCAAAAACCTCCATTACCAAAAAGCTATGATAAAGTCTCTACCTCAGAATTATATAAGGCTGTTGCCGAGGCTTTCACTTGGCAAGTACCCCCTGTAATCGGGGTGCCTGCTGTAGTGTCTACCGTATACACTCCATCCTGACCTGCTACTGCAGTTACAGTGTAATCCGTTGTCGGGGTGAGTAGTGCGCCCGCTTGGTTGTATACTTGGAAATTACCAACTACTAAGCCAGTGATAGCGCGTTCATTCGCTGCCCCGGTATTGAGTGGGTTCGCGGTGTTAATGTATTTAACGGTCGCGGTAAATACTCCGGCTGCAATAGCGCCGCAGGCCAAATCCACTTGTAATACTCCTTTACCCGGTGCGCCCAAGCGTGAAACCCTCCAAGTGGGGGTTGCATAAATACCAGCGTCGTCCCATTCGGTCGGATCGTCCTCCTGTAATTGGATACGGGTATAAGGTGCATTCTCAGCATCGGGGTCGGTCATTTTCCACACTTTGAAGAAAGAAAGCTGGAAGCCTGAGATAGTCCCGTCAGCATTCAATACTCCGCGGATATTGTTATTCCGGTCGCCTTTGAATAGTTCGAAATTACCCCCGTTCATTAGCCGGATAAGTTGGTGCTGGTCAAGGTCATAAAGTACTGAGTACATCGCTCCGCGTTGCCCTTCGAAAGTTCCGATCTTTTCACCGTTGGCGGTTTCAATAATCGGGTCTTCAAAATCCTGATTTTCATGCTCTCGTACATCTACGATAGGGATTATCGACCCATCGGCGATATAACCGAGCCAAATGTCTTTATCCAGAAAATCGGCCGCATTGGCAAACGAGAATCCGGGAACAGCCAGAAACAACTGTTTCACTGCTGTAATAGGGGCTTTAGTTTTACAGGTTTGTGCAACCCCTTTAACTGTTGTGCATTGTAAAGTCATATTATTTTAATTTTTATAGTACTTCGATTAAATAAAGTTCGTCGATAATTACATACTGCCCTGACGATCCTACAGATATGTAGATCCTTAATTCAGTATCCGAAGGCAATACCGTAAATTCTGAGCCATAGCTGATCCTCGCGGTTTCATCACCTATAAATGGGATATAATCTATACTATATCTCCCGTCGGATATAATCGAGACGCCCCCGGGAGAACCTGCGGTACCTTTATATTTTATATGTAGTTTATAGGTTCTCCCTATGCCGTAGAAATTTGGGTACATACTGAATGCGCGATATATACCTGATACTTCAAATTTCTGAGCTCTCCCTGTAAAATCAGGGTCTCCCGATATTATACTAAACACCATCCCCGAAAGGGCAGCTCCCCAAATATAATCTGCTCTCCCATCTCCGTCGCTATCCACCCAATCAGTGACCCCCGTTTCTGATAAATACCCTCCGTTTCGAATAGTGGCTCCGGTTATATCATAATTTTCAGAGCCGTTATAAACAATATCTGAAATATCTATAACCCCTGTGGATAAAGGTAAACCGCTTGCCGTTATTATATATTCTCCGGGCGCAGGCCTAATAAGCGTATATATAGGTACTACCCCAAGGATACTATCAGTTACCGTAAAATCTGCTTTTAAAAGGCCTGTAACCGGGTCTCCGGAAACAGTTTCGCGGACTTTAAAATATAAAACCCACGGGTACGTGTTGGTAATATCATAAATATCCACCGCCACAGACGAAGAGTAATTAGCTGACCCCATATAGTTCCCACTTATGGCGATCGTTCCGGTCGTTAAATCGTCAGAAAGACTGCTTAATCGGTAATGTCCCGCCGGGAACTCAACTAAAGAGCCTATCGATATAGCCCCGTTCGTATCGTCAGTTATTGTGAAATCGGCTATTTCTAAACCTTCGACCGCCGAGTTATCTAAATCTAAACGTACATCGAATTCGAAATCCGTAAGACTATTAAACGCGATATTGATAATGCTTACCGGAGCGTTGCCGAAAGTGTAATTGCCTGACCCGTAATAGATACGCGTATTCACATTTACGGTGCCATAAGTAAGTGCCGCACTTAAACCATCCAAAAAATAGTAACCGTTTCCAAGGCTTTGAAAATCTGTAAAGGTTATCGCCCCGGTATTATCGTCGATAGTTATATCAGCGGCTTGTAAACCCGATACAGGCGTGTTATATTGTAAATCCAGAACCCGGAATCGTAAAGACCCCTCTTCGATCTCGATGATTTTTACAGGCACTAAGTTTAATACTCTTCCCGGTCGCCAGCCTGATACTTTAGCGTTCACCGTTACGGCGAATCTGTCTAGTTGAGCGGCTTCGGATAACTCGATCCCGACCTTTGTCCAGTTCGGCTCAGTACTGCCTATGTTCATTTTCTCAACGATCAGGGAATCCAAATCGAAACCTCTCACCGTTGTTCCGTCCGGCGAATAGGCAAGAGTATTTCCGTTGCGATCGGTGAACATATAATCGTAATCTCCTTCCGAAAATCCTTTCAATACCGCTGCGTAATCATATACATAATTGAAGTAGTGTATAAACCTATACTTCCCATCTGATTTACGGAAAGTGATACCCTGCGCACTTACTTCGGTCTGTACGGTCTCGGACTGATCGTCGATATTTTTATTACCTAAAAAAGGGAATATGTATCCGCCTTTAATCGCCTGCGTCCATTCTGCGGAATCCTGAAAAGCCGCTAAAGTAGAGAACGAAAACCCTCTTTTAACAAAATAAATGTGTTTTATTCCGTTAAAACCAGAGCCTTTCGCGCACCCTTGGGGGAACTGCGTGCCCTGTGCGATATTTTCAGCATCCCAAATCATAGACAAAAATCGTCAAAATATTCAACGCCAATGCTAACTGAAAAAACGTACCACGGCTGCATATCTCTATGCACTATATCGTCAGTATAGAACCCTGTAAATACTTCGGATATACCCTCTTTTACCTGATTTATAGAATCGTGCGCCCCCTCCCGTTCTATCGCTTTTATAAATTCGGACAAAGCCTTTTCATCCTCTCTCACACGGTTGCCGTAAATTTTATCCAGATTTACCGTACATATTATATCTAGGTTCACCCGGCGTTTGCTGCCGCTTAAATCCCGCGCACCTGTTACGAGGAACCCGATCTCAGCGGCTTTGGTGTCTTCTATAAAAGGCTGCCTGTACTCATTGTGGCAAGTCCAGACTTCGGGGATAGGTTGGCGGTTACTATTTAAAGTCTTTTGAATTTTACCGTATATGGCTATCGCCTCATCCCCGGCGCAATCCTGCCATGATAAGTCCTCCTGCAAAGCTAACTGCATTTGATAAATCTTTGCGTCTAGGCCGTATCTGTCCTGCTTCGCGTGTATCATTAGGATAGGGTATTTAAAATAAAATCACCGGGATAATACCCTAATTGCAGCCTTTCGATTTCTTTTCGCAAAGTACCCAGTTCGGCGCGTAATTCTCTTTTCAATCCAATTTTATTGGTATCCGCGATCCCTTCGATCTCTACAAGTAATTTGTTGGCTACTTCTTTTGAGAGCCTCTCGTTAAAATTAGATCGCCGGGAGGATATTATTTTTTGCAGGAAATTGATCTGCCCTTGCATCTCGATAGCCTTTGCGAATAGGTGCTGATTCTGTATTACTAAATCGGTAAAATCTTCATACACGGTTATATCAGGGTTTAAGCCCCAGCACTCGTCCGTGCCTTCGATGTTATCTAAATCCCAAAGTTCGGCAGTAGTAACCCCCGGCACCTGTATATTTTCCCAGCATTGGTAGGTTATAATACTTTTTATACTAGCCGCGTTGTAATCTCTTTTAATGGGGGTCAGCCCGGCGGTTATAGCCTCATCGGCCAGATAGCCGAAATAAAAATCGCCTTTATAGTAGGAGGCGTTGTAATCAATAACCCAATCGAGGGTAAGGCTTTGATTTGCGCTGGTTATGCTAACGGTCTCATTTTGAATAGGCTCTTTTTCGGCGGAATTGAAAAGGTATAGGGTTAAATCCCCTGTACCCTCGAATTCCAATATCGTGCGTGTGATTTTAAAGGCGACGTTTTTTTCTAAAGAAGTCTGTATCCGGTAACCTACGAAATTACCAGCAGGTAAATTGTCGGTATGTATTTTATTATTTGCGTTCTGGTAGAGTAGTTGTCGGTCGATATAATCAGATTTATCAAATACTTTATCACAGATACGCATAACGGCGTTATCCGATAAAGCTTTTAACTCAGCGTTGATCTGTGTAGTATCGGCAGCCTCATAGTCCATATTATCGACGAACCATTCTATTTTACAATAGGGGCTATCAGTATAGAATCTGCCTGATCGCGAAGCTTGGTTTTCCGTACTTACGCGTTGGTATATAGGATTAGCAGGGTTTTCGAACCCCACTAATCCATATAAACTAGATACAACCTGAGTTTTATTGTACATTATTATTCCCAGAATTTGAATTCAGCGTTATCTAGGGTTGCGGCTCCTGTGCCTGCCTGCCCTTTTACTTGTAATTGGATATACCTGTAAAATTGCGCGGTGCTATGCTCTTGAAATAAAACTGTAGTATCCGAGCTGCTGCCTACCCATGTAACGTCTGTTTCTAAGTCCGTCCATGGATCAGAGGCGAATACCTTACCTTTCAAATCCAATACGTAAGAAGGCGTACCACTTACGGAATCCAGATTTAACTGTACGTCATAATAAACCGCACCGGGTTTATTTATGAGAATCGTATAGTTTAACACGGAATCCCCTGCGGTAGTTAGTGAATAGTTCGCGTCGTCCCCGTAGTAGTACTGCGTGGAAGATAGCGTTTTACTGGGGGTCGATTGCGCGTCTGCCTCGCAGGCGGCAAGTAGCCCAATAAGGGCTACTATAAAGAATAGATACTTTTTCATCTTGTTATGCAATTACGGGTTCAACAAAGGCGAAAGCCTGTAAAGGCGTTTCATCAGCGGTAGTAAGGGGCGCGTGTTCAGGGGCTAGGTAGGTGAACCATTGGTTCTCTACTTTAACGTCCTGATTCTCGGCGTTGTTACCGCTCTCATCGGCGCGAGCTTCGTACTCATGCGTACCCAGTACCACGCCCGTCGCCGGGTGAATGATAGAGCCGTATTTATTTACCGAGGTTACGAGAGCTTGGCGGTATTGCTGAGGAATCCAATCCAACAGGGCGGTGGTTCCTTCAGGAATAGTAATCCAGTAGCCGTCTGTATAACCCAGCGTAATAGCCAGCGCGTCCATTTCGAACGATTTCAGGAACTCAACGCCTGAGTATTGGAAAGCAAGGTTATTCTGGTTGCCTGAGCCTTGGTTGGCCATCGTTTCGAATTTATCGAAAGCCACAGAATCGCACACGAAAGTAAATGACATACCCCGCCATTTATTCGCGCCCATTGCAGACTTAGTGATCTGGATAGCCCGGAACCCGGTAGCCTTCACGTTGGTATCATCCTCGGTGATTTCAAAAACATCGTTAGCCCCGTTGAAAGAACCCTGCGAAGCATACACGTTTACGCCGGAGCGGTTGGTATGCAGATAGGTTGCGGCTACGCCTTCGAAGCCCTCGGCGAAGTTGGCATTCAAGTTAATCATTTCGGCCATGATCTCGTCCGAAAGATCGAAAGTTGAATTGTTCGCCTGCTTCAAAGAGTAGTACATTTTATCGTCGTACGCAGTCCAAGAAGGAACCAGTACGCTCGAATCTCCTTTACTACCTGTGTGGTTGTAAATCTCCCCGCCGTTACCCAACGCGCGCGAAGTACGGTTAAAGAAATTGATTTCCCCGGTTGTACGCTTTGCAGCGTTTTTAATCGCGGTGTGCGACGGGATCATGATTTCGGTTTGGCGGCGCATGAAGTTGAAAACAACAGGATCGCGAAACCGAAGTTCTCCGGCCTGAAACATCTGAGTTATCTTGGCCTGATACTTTACTAAATTAGCGGATGCAAAATTAGCCATAATTGTATATTTATTTTTAAAGTTTAAAGCGTTTTTTAACTTCTCCCCTCGCCAATAAATACCCTATGGCTAATTTTTACGAGAATTTTGAGTACAATTTTTCCCTGTACGGGCTAAATATATGATATTTTTATCACATTTTCAAAGTACCTGCGCTAATACGTTTACTCATTTCCTCGTTAAAGGCTTGGGAGCCCTCTGATTTTCCGGCTTTTTCCATCTCCTTTACGAAAGCGTCATAGCCGCCGGACGCTGCGCCTCCGCCCTCATCTCCGCCGCCTGTGCCGCCGGAAGCCGAGGCCAGTAAATCGAGGGTCGAAAGCCGGGCATTTATAAAATCTCCGGGTTTTACGGGGTCGAGAGTTTTTTCATCTTTTTGAACCTGCCCATTTACTGTTATTGTAGGGGTGCCGTTGTCTCCGAAATCCACGTCGATACCCGCGTCTTTCAGAGCCAGCAAAGTTACTTTTTTACTTACCCGTAAACCTGCTTCGGGAAGTAGCCCGGTAAGAAATGAATCTTTACGGCTACGGGTTTCCCGGGTTGTTACGTCCGTTTTGAAGGCCTCGAACTCCTGCGTTTTTTCGGCAAGGTTCTTTTGGAGCTTCATTTTATCGTCCTCCAGCTCCTGAATCTTTTTACTAGGCTCTACTTTGGCCTCGGTGAGAACTTTAGTTTTAAAGGCCTCGGCGAAATTCTTTACCGTCTTTCCTTCAAAATCGAGGCCGTACTCATCGCGAACGGCTTTAACTGCCATTTCTTCGCCAGCCACTTTGCCTTTTTTATACTCGTCGTCGCCGAGATTCTTTTTGAAAACCTCGAAATCTGCTTTACTGTAAGTAATTAAATCCTCGCTTTTTACTAAAAGCTTATCGGTTGTTACTTTAATCTCACCCGCTTCCATAGCCTTGGAAACTTCGTCTTTTTCCATTTCAACGTTTACCCCGTTGATATTGAATTTAATTTTAGTCATCTATATAAATTTTGGTTACTACTCATAATCTGAAAAAGGCTGACTATAAAAGCCAGCCTTTCGCGTACAAAACCCAACTGCCTACAGAAGATCATTTTTGCCCTCGGCTTTGCCCTCGGCTTTGCCCTCGGCTTTATCCCTTTTCGAAGTGGCCGCCTTATCGACTACGTACATCTGACCGGAAACCTGCCAATTCTTATTGAAATCTTCTACGTAATCCGCGTCGATCTTTACGCTCTCGCGAAGGGTCGCGGCTACTAATTCTTTTTTAAACTTATCGCCATCTTTTCCGAGGCGGATAAGTTTTGCAACTACGATTTTACTCATTTGTATTTATATTGTTGATTAGTACTAATTGAGAATCTATCCACGTATCGCGGCGGGTTTTCAAAGTCTCGACAGTCTGCCCGTCTAAATCCTGACTGTTCAAAGTCTCCCACCAATCGGTGAATAACATTTTCTTTTGTGCCTCCCTCGCGCCGAAGATGGAATTCACCTCATCGATAGTATAATGGACGTAATAATCCAGCTCCTTTTTAATAAGTTCATTTCTGAGAGCCTTTGGATTATTTTTATATTTAGAAGTAATATATTCGAGCATTTGGCGGTCAAGAATCACAACCGATACGCCTTTTTCTTTATTTACCCGGTATTTTTCCATAATAGCTTCGGCAGGCTCGATAATGAACATTTTGCCGTAACTTATAACTGTGGCTGGCTCTTCTTTTTTCTTTGTAGGTACAAAATAGTTGACAAGCCATTCGGTAAACTGCCATTCCATGAACTCCGCTACTTCGGAAATCTCCGAAAGTTTACTCATAACTGGCTGCGCATCTACGAAGGTCTCAAAGGCCGTGCGCTCGTTTTCGAATTTTTCTTTATGAGTGCCCCATAATGTGTCCGAAGCCCTGCTCTCCAGTCTTTTTTCCTCTTCGGTGTATTGGTTCCAAATATCTAAGGGAGGGGTCATATAACTGAATATACCCGGAGGCAGGCTGTACCCTTTCTCTTTATCTAAAGAGATAGGCAGTAATACTTCGTCGGTAACGTCTTTCCGCATTACGTGGCCTTTGCCGTCGCAATCTGGACAGTCATCAGTACCTCGTTTACCTATTCCCCGGCAAGAAGGGCACACCATTACCGGGCGTATGGGCGTGGCGAAGCCATTTAGGAACTTATAAATGGTGAGTACTGATTGATCGCGCATGAATTCGCGCTCTATCCCCAGTACATTATCGAGTAAACTGAAACGTTTAGGTTTTCCAAGGCGGGTAATATCGCTATTCACTAAACCCGGAACGCGGCCAAAAGGATGCTGAAAAGTTTTTTCCTCAACAAGGCGAAACGTATCGCCATCTTTTATAAAAGTATAATCCGTTCGATCGTCAACAAAACGGATAAGCTCTTTATCCTCGCCCGCTATCTTCACGCGCTTAGGCTCGAATACTATCCACTCTAGATTCTGCCCCTCAGCATAATAATTGCGGATACAGTCGATAGATTTATAAACGGGGTAAGGGGGTACCCCTTCGGCGTATTCTAAAAACAGAACTCCGGCCGGATCAACGATATACAAATCTTTCGCCCAGAATGTTTGCAAGAATTTTTCCAGAGACTTGTTATCACGGATATGTGTAACCGCTTTTAATACATTTTTCCGCTGCGCTTCCGGGATAGACTGATAGTTTTTCGTTCCCCCCGTAGCCGAATAAACGTTATCGATCGGGCGTAACAGCCTTTCGTTTAAATCTTGAATCGACCGGGAATAGTTCTTTCGGGCTTTTGCTCTTTTATCGCTCTCGATATGTTCGATACGTAAAAGCAAATCGGTGTAATCCTCACCGTATACTAAAGCCTTTAGTTCTCTGTGGTACTCCCTCGCTTTATCTACCCAATCCGGGGTAGCCTGTTTTAAAAGGGCGGTTATATCTTCTATATTCTTAAAGGTCATTTTATCAACGTTTCGCGCAATTTACGATATTTATTATTAAAACCAAGCGGGATTAACTCCTATCGCCCCGCTATGCAGGCTCATATAAGCGTACCTACTTGAATCGAAAAAATGATTGAATTTATCCTCAGGTTGATTTATGGCTATTCCGTTCACCATTTTAAAACGGTAGTTTTCCTGCTCTTTTCGTGCTTTATGAACTAAACTGTTACGTATTATATTTATACGCTTCTTTTTCATTTCGTTGATCCAGAATATTATTGAGCGGGTTTTCGAGACTTTAGTAATATTCCAGCCTAAAGATTTCAAAGCCTCCACCATCTCAACAGTGCCGCGATTCTCACCTGTGTATTTATCCGCGCTATCGGCGGTACATGGTAACGATTTATCCAATCCGATAGCCTCGGCGTAGCTGTTCAGCATATCCGGCGTAGCGGTAGGCTCATAAAGCAGTAGTTCTAAATAAATATCCGTTGCCGTTTCCCCGACTTTGGTTAGCGCGGACGGGTCGACCGTGAAGCCGAAATCTAGGCCGTAAACGTGAGCCACGTCCATAGGCCATTCATCGATATAGTTCACATTCTGGAATATCAACCCTTCGGGGGCGGTACGTATCCCTGCCCCATATACCAGCCATTGGTATATATCGGCTGTGCCGTTCTGCAAATTGTAAGGGTGCGGCCTTCGTTCGTTCTCCGGTAAATCGAGATCATCAAAATGCCACGGGCAATAGCTCTCTATCTCGTTAGCTATGGATACAGCCAAATGCTTATTGTTCTTGTAAGTGGAGTGAGTGAAGAAAGTATTCGGCCTCCCTTTCATATTAAAACACCAATGCTCAGTATATTTCGGGTTCCAGTCATACACCATGAATAAGCGGCAGCGCATACGCCAGCCTTTTATTTTGCTTTCCCGATCTATTTCCAGAGCTTCGTTCACAAATATACCATCTGAGGGCGGGGCTTCTTTATCGTCGTCCAGTCCCCTGAAAAATACATGGTTTCCGAATAGATTGTAATAGGGTTTTGGCGAAGTTACCCCCGCCTCTTCGTCCCATACGCCTATTATCTTTAGGCACTTTTTAAATTCCTTATAGGTATAATCCCGGCAATCCGTTAAAAGATCGCGCAGTACGTAAAATTCAAGTTCCGCACCGCGGTTGTGATCGCAGAACATAACGAGAAAATGGAAGAAATCGAAAGTTTTCGAGCTACGAGAACTCCCCTCGTTGCATATAGTTACTAGGTTTTCAGGGGTTTTGTAGCTTTTATAAAGCCGGAGTATTTCGAAAAAAAGGGGATTAGGGTCGAAAATCATTTAGGTATATGCTTTAACAGCCCCTCTATATCCGCCCAAGGTATGTTGGTTATGAGAACCGTGCCAGAATCTACGTCGGAAAAGTAAATACAGCAATACCCTTCGTATTCATCGATAGCGGTTATGAGGGACGGGTTTATGTACACCTCTTTAAAATAGTAGTTAGGGGGATCGAGGCCTAAGTCTGCCAGCCTTTGGGTTTCGGCATCGTTCCAGCGGGCTTTAATCCGTATCATCTTTCAATGAGATAGGTTTACCGTTGTATTCGATATTTATTTTCGGCGACATAGTGCCGTCAGGTGAGGACATTTCCTGTTTTTCAACAAGTCCGAGCTTCCGGCCTACTAAAGTAGCATTATACTCTCCCACGTATCCAGCCTCCAAATTTTGCGAGTAAACCGCGTTCTGAATTTCTTTACACGCGTCAAATAGGTAGTGGTATTGCGGCTTTGAGGCGTAATTGTAGAAAGTTTGCTTACTTATACCCGCGAACAGGCAGAAACTTTCGATAAGCAGTGGGCGAGGCTTAGGTATCGCCATTATAGTACCTGCATTCACGCCTGATTTAACAGGCTCATTCCTGTATATAGGGTTTTCCCACGCCCATTTTGCATAAGCGTG